CCCTGGCAAAAATTGGCAATTTCAGGCCAACTTGAACACGATGAGAACGGGGATCTAGTCCGTCGGCGTTCTCTGGTTTCGGTTGCTCGGCAGAATGGCAAGACTGTTGCGCTAAAGGCTTTAATCTTGTGGGCCTTGGTAAAGGAACCGATCCGACGTGGCAAGCCAGTCCTCGTGATCTCTACTGCTCACCAGTTGGATCTTGCTGTGGAGATCTTTGAGCAACTTGCTCCGCTACTTGAAGCGAAGTTCGGCGCGAAGGCTTATTGGTCTTACGGTCGCAATGAGGTCGTGATGCCTGATGAGTCGCGCTGGCTAGTTCAAGCTGCAACACCAAAAGCCTTCCACGGTTTCTCGCCGACGTACATTGTCGCCGACGAAGTGTGGAACATCTCCTCGGACGTTCTCTTTAATGGCGCTCTGCCTTCTCAGCGCGCTATGCAGTCTCCGCTTCTGTCTTGCTGGAGTACCGCTGGGACGGAGGACTCTCATGCAATGCTCAAGATGAGAGAAGAGGGACTCCGCGCTATTGACGAAAAGAAGTTCTCAAAGCTCTTCTTCGCCGAGTGGAGTGTTCCGCCAGGCGTTGATCCGCTCGAGGAAAAAGGATACTGGGCGATGGCAAACCCAGCGATCGGGTACACCCTGGATCCTGAGATTTTGATTGATGAGTCCGAGCAAGTGGACAAAGCAGCCTTTATGAGAGCCTCGCTGAACTTGTGGATCTCGAGCGCTAACTCTTGGCTCAACCCTGGCGTCTTTGACAAATTGACGACAACTTGCATGCCTGAGGGGGGCGTCCTAGCGGTGGACTCCAGCATTGACGAAAGCCTTTACTGTGGCATCCGCGCACAGCTCAACGACGAAGGACAGATCGCCGTGACTGTCGAGTTTGTGACGGACACTCTTGGCGCTTGCTGGGAGAAGGTTCAGGAGTCCGCTAAAACTTGCCGACAGATCGCGCTCACGCCTTCGCTATTCCAGATGGCTCCGATGGATCTCGCTAACAAAAAAATTGACGTCGGGTATGGCGAACTCGTGACTCATACGAGCACGATCCGCCAGCTTATTAACGAGGGACGCCTTGTGCATACTGGCGAGCAGATGCTCCTCGAGCACGTCAACCGCGCCGTCGGAGTCAAGACCCAGTCTGGCTACACGATCTCATCACAGAAATCGAGTGGCCCGATCACAATGGCGAGGTGCATGATCTTTGCAGCTGCACTCGTAGCGAAGCCGACACAAAAAGCAAGAGCTGCTATCGCCTTCAGTAGGTGATCGTTCTCTATCTTTTCTCGCAGTCCTTGCTTTTGTTACGCGCTGGGTAGAGACTCAAAGCAATGCCTCTCTTCGGTAAAAAGATCACCGCCCCAGCTTATGCGTCCGCCCCACTAGCGGCTGCATCTGGCGCGTCGCAGATAGGCCAGTTTTATTCATACACCGTAGGGGCGTTTGAAGAAGCTGCACTATCTGTACCCACCATCACTCGCGCGGTTTCGCTGCTGAGCACGGTGGTGGGAACCCTCGACATGAAGTCCTACGTCCTTCAATGGAACGGCGAGGAATACGAAAAGATCTACGTGGAGGGCGAGTCTTGGATGACACGGCCTGACCCTAAGGTCACTCGAAACTTCATCATGGCAAAGACCGCTCGAGACCTGATCCTCTACGGTCGCGCTTTTTGGGCGGTCACTTCTCGCTATAGCACAGGCTTCCCAGCGACTTTCCAATGGCTTCCAGCGAACATGGTGCAGACTCCGAGCAATGCTCCGCCCGAGTGGTTCGGCCCTGCTGATGAACTTGAGTTCAACGGTCTCCCACTTGATCCGAGCAACGTGATCCAGTTCCTCAATGGCAACCAGGGCGTCATCTATTCAGGCCGTCGCGCAATACAAATTTCTTTGCGTTTGGACGCCTCAGCAGAGCGCTTTGCCACAAATGAGATAGCGGCGGGATATTTGAGACAGCGTGGTGGCGAGCCTATGAGTGGCGAAGAGCTCGGAGAAATGGCTGCAGCCTGGGCTAACAATCGTCGCACAAATGCGATCGGCGCTCTTAACGAGTTTGTCGAGTTCATTGCCTTTGACCAAGACCCGAGCAAATTGCAGCTCGTAGAAGGGCGCGAGTATCAGACAAAAGAACTGTCTCGCCTTATGGACATTCCTGCCTACTTGCTCGCTATTGACCAGAGCGGTATGACTTACGCAAATGCGCAACAGGCTCGACAAGACTTGCTGCTCTTCGGAGCGCGTCCGCTGCTTCATGCCATCGAGGAACGGTTGTCTATGGACGATGTGCTCCCTCGAGGACGCCATTGCCAGTTTGATCTTGATGAATACGTCGGCGAGTATGCGCCCGACATGGCAGAGCCAGTCATGCAAGAGCCAGAAGTCAATCCGCTATCCGACACGAATAATCTGGAGTAATAATGATCCAATTTCATGCAGACATAGATCTCATCATCGCCGAGGCAGGCGACGACAACCGCCCAGCGCGTATCGCAGGCATAGCCGTCCCCTGGGACGTTGTTGCAACTGTCTCAGGAGGTCAGCGCGTAAAGTTTCTACGTGGCGCGTTTGACCTAAATCAAAAACCAGCAAAACTGCTAGAAAACCACGACATGAGCCAGCTACGCGGAGTAGTCACTTCTATCTCCGATAGCGATGCAGGTCTTGAGTTTGAAGCAACGCTGGCCCAGACAAGAGCATCGGCAGACGTTGTCGCTTTGCTCCAGGCTGGCGCGTATGACTCAGTTAGCGTCGGCGCAAATCCAGTCTCATTTAAGTTTGACAAAGCAGGAGTAATGATCGTGTCAAAAGCACAAATGATCGAGCTCTCACTTGTCGCGGTTCCTGCTTTTTCGGAGGCAGTAATCACAGAAATCGCAGCCTCGGCCGATCCTGAGGAAAGCGAAATAGAAGAAGAAACCCTAGACACCCCTGAGGAGGAAAACGTGTCAGAAGCAATCAAGGCCGAGTCAGCAGAGTCGGTAACAACCCCAACAAGTCCAATCCTTTACGCACAAGCAAAGCAAGAGTTCAAACTTCCTTCGGCTGGCGAATGGATCTCCGCACAGATGCAAGGTGGCGCTATCGCTGCCGAGTTCAACGCTCGAGTCCGCGCTGCAGCTCCAGACGTGACTACCGCTGATCTTGATGGCATCTTGCCATTGCCAATTTTGGCTCCGATCTATTCTGGGATCCAAGGCCTTCGCCCAGTCGTTGATGCAATCGGCGCACGCCAAATGCCACAAAGCGGCAAAGTGTTCATCGTTCCAAAAATTACGACACACACTTCAATCGGTGGCCCACAAACACAAAACACCACCATCACCGCTGGACAGTTTGTTGTTGACGACATCCAAATCACAAAAGACATCTACGGTGGCTACGTTGAAGTTTCCGAAGCCTCAATCGACTGGACTTCACCAGAAGTGCTCCAAGGTCTCCTCGAGGACATGGGCAAAAAATACGCCCTCGCAACCGACAACGCAGCAGCCGACGCGCTTCTCGCTGGCACATCACAGACCACAGGCAACGTCGCACCGACAGACCCTTCAGACTGGGTACAAAAAGTTTACGCTTGCGCAAACACCATCCTCGCAAACGGAAACTACCTCCCAGATCACCTCTTCGTGTCTGGCGATGTATTTGCACAACTTGGAACTTTGAGCGACGACCAAGGACGACCATTGTTCCCGCAGGTCGGCCCAATGAACGCATTTGGTTCAATGAACGCAGGTTCACGTGAAGCAATCGTCTTCGGACTTCGTCTCGTAGTTGATACCAACTTCGCAGCAAAGACAACCATCGTCGGCGCAGCTGCTACAGGTGCTTTCCGTTGCTACGAGCAGCAGAAGGGCGCTATCAGCCTCGACAATCCTTCGACCTTGTCGCGTACGATCGCTTTCCGTGGCTACTTCGCTCCGAAAATGATTGACGCCAACCAGTTCATGAAGATCCCACAGGCCTAAACCTTAAGCACCGCCCGAGAAAGTTTGCATCATGGCAGTTTACGCAGTCACTTTTCATCAGCGACTAGACGACTATGCCGTGGTGCAAACTCTCGAGGACACGGACATTGGCATCGGTCAAAGCATCACGCTTGCAGGCCTTGGTCACGCCTTAAACGGCACTCACACCGTTTATGCAATCAACCCTTACTACTTTGAAGGCGTAGATGTTGAAGGCGATCTCATCTTTGACTACAACGTTTACATCGGCAACCAGGTCATTTTTTATGACGCTGGCGACGATCTGGAACGTTCAGCAGCGATCCCTACGGGGACGCTTACCTGGACTCAGACCTGTCAATGGATTGTGTCAGCCGACGTTCTTGCCTGGCTTGGTATTAGTGTCGCTACGGCGAACGACACGGCCTTCGTTGGCTCATGCACGGATGCAGCTAACGCGTTCGCGTTTCGGCGACGTAAAGAAGCAGGTTATTTTGACTCGCTTACTTCTTCGCCAGGCGCGGACGTCAAACTCGGGACAACAATGCTAGCTGGAGCTCTTTACCGTGAACGCGGAAGCGTTGACTCGTTCGCCAGTTTTGAAGCAATGAACATCCCAGGATCCGTCGGCTCAATGGGACAGATCAACCGTCTCCTCGGCGTCAATCGGAGCCAAATCGCATGAGTGCTACTGGCATCTTTGCAAACGCCCAGACGACGCTTGTAAACGCTCTCACGGGACTCGGGCTAGCGGTCGTCATCGACTCGCGCAACGCTCGCCCGATGACAGTCTTTGTCGAACCTCCCACCTTCACTTGCTTTAACAACAACATCGCCGAAATCACTTTCGGCCTCAGGATCCTCGCAGCTCCCCCAGGCAACAGCGACGCCGAGGACTACCTCATCACAACAGCCGACACAATCATGAACAGCGCGATCTCCCTCATCTCGGGCGCTCCATCTGTCACGACCATCGGATCACAAGACATACCCTCATACGACCTCACCGTTCGTGTGGCAACTTCAAGAAACCCATAACAGGAGAAAAATATGGCTACTACAACATTCCTCGGAAACGCAACTATCAACATCACCCCCACAGGCGGAACCGTCTACGACGTATCGGATAACTGTCGCTCATGTTCCGTGTCGGTCGGCTACGAGTACCTTGAGAGCACCGCGTTCGGCGATACAGGCCGACGTGCAGTCCAGGGGTTGCAAAGTGTCTCCGTTGAGATGGAATTGTTCCTCTCTTACGGAACAGGCGAAATTGAAACGCTCATGGCAGCAATTCAAACTGCTGGAAGTGCCACAATCGTTGTCTCCCCTTCAGGCACGACAGAGTCAGCTACTAACCCAGAGTTCACGATTACGAACTGCACACTTGAGGCCAACCAGGCCATCATGTCAACCGTTGGCGAATTGGCTGTCGTTTCGCTGTCGTTCACTAACGGCACCTGGGTACGCGACATCACCACTCCATAACGATCAACAACCCTTTACCGTGCAAAGGAAACCATGAAACTATCCATAAGAGTTAACACAGGCGGAGACGACTACATCGTTGAAACCAACCTTTACCACATCATTCAACTAGAGCGAAAATACAAAGTTAAAGCGTCCGATCTAGCAAACGGGATCTCAATAGAGCAACTCGGGTTCCTAGCTCACGAAGCAGCCAAGACTGGAAACTTCGCTCCACCATTACAACTGGACGACTTTCTCAAAAAACTTGTCACTCTGGATGTGTTGGAGAATGAAGCAGCAAACCCCACCGAAGGGGATCAGTAGCAAGAACACTCGCCGAATTACTTGTCGAGACTGGCTACTGGCCCCCAAACATAGACTTCACTTTGCAGGATCTCATGACTTGCGTAGATGTAATTAACACTCAAAGAAAGAGCAAATAATGACAGCAACAGCGCGAACCGAATTCGTCGGCGGTGCAGCTGCTATCAAAGCTCTCAAAAGCATTGACCCCGAATACCGCAAACAGTTCAACCGTGACGCCAAAAGCA